TTCTTCTACGTCGCGATCAACCTGATGATGGTGATGGGCCTCGCCCCCGTCGTCGGCATCCCGCTGCCGCTGGTGAGCTTCGGCAGCTCGGCGCAGATGACGGTGCTGCTGTGCCTCGGCATCCTGATGTCGATCGACCGCCAGAACCGCAAGACGGTCGGCTGGTGAGGCGAAAGCCGGTTTAATTCGCAAAAAAGCGGCACGATCGACGAAAACGGACTCGGATCGACGAAAAGGGGGTTGCGGCTCCCGATGAGTCTGCTAACAGCGCGCCTCCAGCAGCGGGGCGCCACACCAGGGCGCCACTCAAAACCGCCCCGGAATGGACGCATAGCTCAGTTGGTAGAGCAGCTGACTCTTAATCAGCGGGTCCTTGGTTCGAGCCCAAGTGCGTCCACCATCCACCACCATGAAAACAAACGATTTTCACGGTGGCGGAGCTTTGTTCTCCCGACATGTTCCGACACGCTCTTCCGACAAGTTGTGGTCTCTCTGGCGTGGCTGTAGGCTTGCTCCAAGGGGATTCGGAATGGTGGATAGCTTAAGTCGTTGGTGTCTTTTCTGTGATCTCGAGGTCCATCCGTCTACGGAGCATGCGCCTCAGCCCCTTCTCCAAGATTATGTAGAAGATCTGATTGCTCTCACCGAGCGGGGGGAAGCGAAACGGGTATTCGAGAACGAAACCCGCGTTACACGGATCGCCCAAGCTCGCGAAATAACTTTGCCAGACGGCGGCCAAGCACTCGCCATGCTCATCACGCTAGGCGACCGGCGCGGGTCGGACCCGACCTTCATTCACTTCGAGGACGGTATCGCTCGTGATCCAGAAAAACTTGCGGGTGAAGTGCGGGGCGTAAGTGCGCACGTCTTGGTGCGGCTGACCCAGGACGAGGAGGCAGTCGGACGCTATCGAATGCTTCTGGAAGAAATACGAGGCATCGGCAGGACACCAGTTACCCGCCTGTTAGCCGCATGCCTCAAAGAAGTGTCGGAAACCCGCGGTGACCAGTTTCGAAACCCGACGACGAACAGAATGAACGCGTATCGGCCGATTATTGAGGTTCATCCTCGCCGCTCCAAAGCCATGGCTGATGCGTTGGACGGCGGTGCTTTTCTGCCAGTCGAGCTACTGGACACCTCACCGGTCCCGGTCTTTGACGAACATCCCGAATACAGCGTCCGCCGTCACCTTCTATCTGTGAAAGTGAAGCCTGCCCCTGGCCGAACGGTTCGCGAGGCAATGCAAGACCTAGCGGCCATGGCCAGCGCAAACGGCTATGACAGGATGCGAGTCACTTGGCGCAACCCTGGCGAGCAGCGTGGTGGAACGTCGGAGATGAACACAGACTTGGCGGACGTGGGAACGGCGCTGTTTGCACATCGAGAGGTGATCGACGTGGAAAACCCGATGACCGACTGCGCCCCCACGATAAACGACGAGTTTTTGGAAGCCATGGCTGGTCACATGGTGTAGCGTTGCAAGGCATCGAGGACGACCATGCTGTTTGCCCCTCTGCGCTACTGGCGCGTTCATCATCCGACCAAAACGCTCTGGGACTTCGTGTTTCCGGTGTTGGGATCAGTCGTCTTGACGGCGCTCCTATTGCTGTCGCCGAAAATTGTCTCGCCATTTGCGGAGAAAGGCTACCTTGCGGGTCTTCAGAATCTGTACGCGATTCTAGGCGGCTTCTTTGTGGCCGCACTCACCCTTTTATCGACCGCAGAAACTCGGGCGCTGTCCCAACCGCTTTCGGGCAGTCCCGCGCCACGCTTCGGAAAAGAGCGAGGTGCGCTGGAGCGGCGGCGTTTTCTGTGCCTCTTGTTTGGTTATCTCGCGTTCTCGGCGTTTGCCCTATACGCCATAGGTCTGATCGCTCAGCTTATCGCTCCGGGGTTGGCCACCTGGCTTGGTCCAACCCCCCGTTGGGTGGCTAAGGCGGTTTTCCTTCTCGGCTACAATGCTTGGCTGTCACACATTTTCATCACCACGATGGTCGGCCTCTACTATTTCACAGATAGGCTTCAGCGCCCGGAGCCGATGAAAGAGCGCGGTCCGATTCAACCCGCGGAGTAACTAGCTAGTCAGGGACACCGCCGAGCGTTTTAATGTGCTCCCGTCGTGTCGCGCCGATCCTGCGCGCTTTCTCAGCGCTAGCTTTGTTGTAGATGCGAGTAATTGCGAGCGTCTTATGCCCGGATACGGCGCGCACATCATCCTCACCAGCGTCGCCGATCTCAGTGATGCCGCCATGCCGGAAGCCGGTGAACGTCATGTCCTTCGGCAGCCTGGCTTCGTCGCAGATCCTGCGGTGGATCGTCGACATGCGCCGCTCCTTGTATTTCTTGCCGCTCCGCTCCTCGAGGACGATCACCTCGGCGTCGGCAGCAACCACCGCGCGCGATCGGGCCAGCTCTTCTTCCAGTTCAGGATAGAGGAACACCGTCTCCGGTTTGCCCTCTTCGCCGGGTACAACGATCGACAATGGCAAGGTGACCGGGTTGCCGGTCTTTGACTGAACGAGGCTGATCTCCTCGCCGGGCCGATAGCCGGCCCACTCAATCCCGCGGTGCTCCTTACCGTCCGGATCCTCGAACCCGAACGCATCCCAGACGCGCTGGCAGCATTCGAAGCAAAGGGCGGCGGCGGTGGCCATCGACTGGAAGCCCAGCTTACGCGCTGTCTCGCGATAGAGGTTATACTCTGTCCTGCTGGTCTCGCGATTGCCCTTGGCGGCCGTGCTGGACAGCCCCATGCCCTTGAACGGGTTCTCCTTCACGCCGGTGACGCGGTGGTGACGAGCTGCCCAAGTCCAGACGAGCCGGCAGACTTGCATGGCATAAGACGCCTGGCGATCGCCCTTTTCCTTCAGCTTCTGGTACAGCTTGTCCGCGACGGTCGCGTCGACCTTGGACGCCATGCGCTTACCGAGCGGCGGCTGACCGGCCTTCGGTTCGAACGCCACCAGCATGTCCATGAGGGCCTTGTAGTCCTTGCGGGTCTTCGCCTTGTTCTTGGTGAAGCGCTCCTGCTCGCGGTACCACTGAAACAACCAGGCCACGCTGCCTTCAGCGATACGCCCCTGCCCCATCTCGCCGGTTCGCCATTCGCGCAATGCCTCGTTCAGTGCCGCGCCTTTGGCGTGGACCTGCGCCAAGTCGGTGCCGAGCGCTGTCGAGATCACCGGGCACGACTGGCCATGACGCACGGCGGGTGTCAGCTTGCCGGTCTTCGGATCCTTCGTCGGTCGCGCCCAGGCTGGGAGTTCGAAATAGTAGCCAGTCTTGTCGCCGGCAAGCTTCATCGGTCGGACGTACGCCGGCAATCGCGCGATCGCCATCAGTCGAACTCGATCGCGCTGTCGTCGGCAGCGGCGGCAAACAGGCTCTGGACTGCGGCGTCGAGTGAGGATCGGGCCGCGATCGCGGCACCATGAGGGCCGCGCATGCAGAAGCGGACAGTTCCGCGCCGTTCCCACTCACGCAGCTGGGCTTCCGCGACACCGGTGTACGCGAGCGCCAACTCCCGGTTCATGGCGACAGGCCAATCAGGCAGCCGCTCGAGTGCAAGGCCCATCAGTGAACGCTCCTGAAGGTTGACGTGGGATAGGAGGATTGATCGGAACCGGCATACGCCAGCCGCGCGTTGAGGCTGTTCCACCAGAGGAGCGGACCATGAGCGACAGCGAACCGAACTCCGACGAAGGCGCGAGCCCCGCCGAGGATATCAAGAAACAGAACCCGACTGGTACCACGACGGGCGATCAGACCGGCGAGACCGGTGACAAGCACAAGGTCGAGGATCTCGCGAAGGCGGGTCGTGACGACATGGATACCGACGAGGACGCCGAGTAGGCTACGCCTCCCTCCAACCATTTCCCAAGCAAGGAGTTGACGATGACTGACAGCAATCCGACTGACCCGAGCGAAGCGGACTTCAAGGACACCGCCAAGAAGAGCGCGGAAGCCGGCATCGCAGACGAGAGCGCTGCGTACGAGCAGGCGATCGAGGGCGACGACGACAAGGTCGCTGAGGGCAAGTGGAAGTCGACGGACGACGGCAGCGGCACCAGCGAGACCGACTGAACAAATGCGGGCGGCGCAGCTGGCGGAAGCTGGTGCGCCGCACTGTCGGGCGCCATTCACGCTGCGATCCTGCGGAACGGGGTGACGTTAGCGTCGAGATCTCCGCCCTGCCCCGCATGCTCCCCGCCATCGGGCCCGCCGCCGGCGCCGATCCGCGCACGCCACTCTCCGCAACCGCGGCTCTCGTGGGTGACGGGGAACATCGAGACCGGGAACGGCGAGTTGCCCTGGACGACGCTCGGCGCCCGGCGCTGACAAGTCCCCTCGTCCGCTGCGCACGAAGGGTCGCGCTGAGCATTCGCGAGCTTTGGCCCCGTACGGTGCCAATGGCGGCACGACGCACACGAGTCAGCCGATTGGTTCGTCAGCATGTCGGAACCCTCCCGTCCCACCGGCCGCACTCGCTTTCTTGGTGCGTGACCGGAAAGGCGCTGGCGACGTAGATATCCCGCTCGATATCGTCGTACTCCTGCAGCGGCACGCTCAGGCCGGGGAGCATCCGTGCGAGTAGCGTCTCGCTGATGCGCGGCGGGTTGTACCTACAGTCGCCGAACTTCTTCGAAATGTCGCTCTCGGCGTAGCGATCCCAGTGCCGGCAGGATGCGCAGCTCATGCCACCATCTCCATCTTGCGGGTCAGCAACCGCTCGAGGCGTTCGAAATAGTCGAGGCGGCTACGCGTACTGTCGTCGTAGAGCCATAGGCTTCCGTCCCGCTGGTTCCACCACACGTCCTTCAGCGCGGATGGATCGCGGCTGAAGTAGACAGCGTGCCTCAGCGCGGTTTCGTCGTAATTGACGAAGCCATCCTGCCGGCGAAACCCTAGGGGCACGTAGTCGCGGTTGAGCGGCAGATAAGCATGCTTGCGACCGGCAACACCGATGTGCTGGTACAGGTACGGCATCCAGATTTTGAAGAACGTCGGTGTGCTGCCCATGCCGTGCCCGCAGGTCAGAGCCGCTGCTTGATCCTGGGTCATCCGTTCGGCTCCTCTGCTCGGGCGGCAGCACGAGCCTTGCGCTCGGCTTCGTAGTTGCGCTGGCGTCGAGTCTCGCGCTCGATGACCACGGCAACGCTGCCAAAGTCCTCTGGCTCGGCATCGTACCCGAACTGATGAATCGCGCCGTTGGGCATCTCCAGGTATTCGGGATACCAGTTGCCAGAGCTGGCAGGATTGAACCCGCGACTAACACCCGCAGGCGTGACCGGGCGGACCTGGCCGTCGACGCACAGCGCCCATGCCATGATCGGCGCCTTGTCTACGATCGGCTTCTCGTCTTCGGAAAGCCCACCGAACACGGTGATAAGCCGGGTCCCAGGCTCTGCCGGCATGAGCTGGACAGGCCGCGCCTGCAGGTCCGCATAGTCACACGAGAACAGCTTCAGCGGTTCGCCACCAGAGTGAAGCTGCAAGAGGTAGTGCTCGGCATGCCGCGGCGTCTGGTAGTGATGCTGGACGCCCTTGATGTCCGACAGCGTGCAGATGTCGCCGCACGACTCCACGAGGCCGATCATGCGCCCTGCTCCGCCAGGCTGACACCTGCGATGTGGGCGAGGTCCTCGATCGCTGACCAAGCCATACGAGTGTACATGTCCGACAGGGCCAACCCCTCCGTAAATCTCGAATGCTTCGTGTTCGAGATCGCGAGGTCGGACCAATCCTCCCCGACTTGGTGCATGAACGCCACGCGCAGTTTTGCCAGCACAGCCTCAACGGTAGTCGCGCGATCGTTGAGAAGGACCATATCGGCTGCGTCGATGCGCCCGAAGTACGCGGTTTCCTCGTACGCACTCAAGTCGCGACCTTCCGTCGCCTCAAATTGCTTCCGGCGCGTTTCGAACGCCTCCAGTAGCGCAATGTCCGTCTGCAGGTGTGCGCCGTGCCGTCCGAACCGCCGAGCATCGATTGTGATCTGGCGGATCACTTCCGGAGCGTAGGTCAACTCATGGCCATCAGACTCGTTGAAAATCTTCAGCTTGATCGCCAGTTCCGACGCGCTTGGCGCAGGGATGCGATAGAGCCAGCGGACCGCGTCGTGCCGAGCCATTAGCAGCACATCGAACTGCTCCTGCACCTGTTGCGCAACGCTGTCGGTAACGTCCGGATTGGCGAAAGTAGGCGTGTGAACGTCACGATCGTAAGCCTGGAAGGCATCGCGAACGTCCTCGTACTTTGCATACGCCTTCCGCCACTGGATCAGCGGGCCGCCCATAAAGCGATCGTAGCCGGCCGGCAGTTCGGTTGAGATCGTCTGGTTGTCGCGCTCGACGCTGTCGAGACCGCGGGCGAAGCTGAACGGCTTCGTGATGGCAGAACCGATTGGCACGCTGAAGGCACTCTTGGCGTTCGAAAGATCCCATGCGGTGACGCTCAACTCGTTGAAAAGCGCGGGCAACGGCGACACCCAGTCGAGATCAGCGCTCAGGCCGCGCAGCAGCGTTTCCTCGCAACCCAGCTCGCCATTAGGCTCGACGTTCGCAAACGGACCGAACGCGGAGCAGTCCGCAGCTTCCAATCCGACGACGAGCGTCTTGATAATGACGTCGTGCATGTGCTCGGCGGAGACCTCGCCTAGCGCACGACCGGCGGCCGCGGCCCGTTGGCACCGCTTTGCTCCGTCCTCGTCCGTCTTGAACAGCGTGCTGAGATAGGAAGCTGCTTCGCCCCAGCGCAGGAACGCCGCGTACATGCGGGGCGACAGCAGTTCCTGCGCCTTCTCGATCAGCGCACAGGTCATGCTCTGGATCAGTTCGACGTCGTCCGGCTTCTCAGTCGCCAGGATCGCCTTCGCGTCACGATCGAGCGCGGCAACGAGGCCATTGACCTTCCCCTCGTTGAGATGGAACTCGTCTTCGGCAAGCGCATGAACCTTGTAGGCCAGTTCGGTAGCCCCAGGCGCCGGAATGAGCCCGAGGGCGCACGTGGCGTTCACTACGGCCGAAACCAGATCGCCGTACTGCTCTTCGATCTTTTGATGGTCGGAGTAGGTCGCGTCGATGTCTTCGCCGCGGAGGCGCATGGCTTCCAGCATGTCATTGTGCGGCACCAGAACGTCGCGGTGGAACTCGTCTCGCGCCGTGACGGCAACCGCCAGCGCCGTAACAGCCTGGTCCCAGGTCAGTGCCGGCGCGGCCCCCTGGTCCTGAACCAGATCCTCCAGCGTGCCTTCGCGAGTCTCCGCCGGCAGCTTCGCCATCGCGTCGTGAACCGCGGCGGTCGCCTCGCCTGCGATGAAAGCGACCCGGATGTTTGGGCGCGGGGCCGGCGCCGGAGTGTATGCGAAATCGGTGTGTTTGAGCTGCGTTGCCATGTGCGTTCTCCTGGGAGGACGCAGGAGTGCGGCAGAGGCTTCCTATGGGAGCATGCTGAACGGGCCTGCGATCACCGTCTGGCGACCGCTAGGGTGCTCAGGTGATACGCACTTGTACGCAGTTTATATACGCACTTCAAGCCTTCTCATTTATCACGATGGCAGGCAGGAGGTCGATCACCTTAACCGCTGGGAACATGTATCGAACGCTGGACCGGGGAACTACAAAATCAAGTGGCGGACTATATTGCTCAAAATATACTTCGTCATTAACGATCTTGCGCAACCGAGCGACCGAACATGCCCGCCTAACATCATATTCCGGTTCCATTTCAAATAAAACATATTCTCCCGCTTGAGGCGGGAGATCTACCCGGAAAATGACGAACTCACCAAACTCGTATTTCGGCCACATATTTGCGACCGGTAAAAACAGGCCTACTAGGGATAGCGAGAGTAGATGTTCTGGCGTCGAAATGACCTTGCCGTTCCAATCTCGCGCAAAGCAATCAATGCTGTCGTTTTCTCCTACCCGCAGCGGATCTACCAATCTTACTGCGGAAGTAAGCGGTATTCGTTCATTAGACGAGCGCAACCGCTCGGCTGCGACGGAGTGAATCTCGCGAAGAAGGTCAATATTTTCGCCAAATAGCTGAATGACCTCTTGAGCATCGATTCTCGGCTGTCCTCTACCGACAAATGCTTTGGCGAGGCGGCGTCCCATTTCAATCTTTGGACGCTTCGGATCGTAGTTTGGTGCGAAGAAGCGCTGGATAGCCGAGGCGGAACCATACCCGGCTAGAGTTGCGATCCTGGCCAACGGCAGCCCACTTCGCTCTTTCAGCGCCAGCAATGCAGAACCAAGCGTTTGTCGAGGTGATGTAACGTCCACAACCTATCCCTTGACCGCGTACAATTAATGCGTACGTTATGCGTATGAGAGCTCGAGCAGTTATAAATCGCTTCGGCGGTATACGCCCTATGGCCCGAGCATTGGGTTACGCAAATCCCTCAATCGTTCAAGGTTGGGCCGAGCGAGGGATAATCCCGGCGCGCCGACAGATCGAAGTGCTGGATGCCGCGAGTCGAGAAGGTATCTCACTTTGCGCCGATGATTTGATAAATCGACAGCAGTGCGCAGCGTGACCCGGCCTCTGCCTTCGGAGGGCAGCGCTCTGTCGCCGTTCACGCCCGAGCAGGACGCGCGCATTCTCGAGATCGTTGATGCCGCTGTTGCAAAAGAGCGTGCCGCCTCGCTTGATGCGAGCCAGCGGAGGCTCAAATGAGCAGGTCAGGTATTTCCTTCGCGAGCGAGCGCACTCCTTCGGCGTATATCGGCCACTCGTTTGCTCCCACTTCGCGCACGCGGTTTTCCAACTCGCGCTGTACGTCGGTGGCGAACGCGGCATCGCGTCGCGCAAGAACTCGCAACATTGCCTTGCTGAGTTCCCACGCGTCGTGGCCTGATGTTGGTTCGGTATCGCCCATCTGCTTTCCCCTTCGTCCTGGTCTCGACAACCGTACGATAGCCGGAAGGGGTCGGGCCACAAGCCCGACCCCGGAAGGGCGGCATCCATGAGGCTTTCAATCATTGACCGGCAACGTACCGCGCACGACCTCGATGATGTCGTTCAGCACCTGCCGCGGCGTGCCGTGGATCGTCATCCAATTCAGATGATCCAGCTCATCGAGGAACCCGTGCACGACGTCGTTGCCGAGGTCGGCGTTGCGCATGGCGTCCGTCAGAGCCGCGATCAGATTGGCAATCGCGATGACCGTCAGGTCGATCCGTTGCCGCGCTTTCCTGTCTTTCACCATGCAGAGGCATTTGCCGCATGAACGCACCGTACATCCACGGACGCCGTCGTACGTTCTCCGCGTCAGCCGCGGTCGATACGCAGAACGCCGTCATCACGTCTATCAAGACCGACGACGGCGCGACATGGGGCGACATGGGTCGCGTCCTGGGCAAGTCGGAGGATCGTGCGGCGGCATATGCCAACACCGCCTCGCCGATCGACCTGCCGACGTTCCTCGCTGGCTGTCATGAATGGGGCGGACGGTTTGCGGATCCGCTGTTGGCGCTGGTCGGCGGACGCTGGGCGGATGCGGGTGCCGTCTGCACCGGTGATGAGGCAGCGGCGCTGACGATCGCCAACCTACTGCCGGCCATCATTGCGATCGAGGCGGACAACCTGACCGAGCCGCATGAGCTGCTGCCGCATGAGGTGCTAATCCGTCGGGTGCATGCACTGACGGCGATCTGGCTGGAAATGATCGCAACCGAGAAGGGATGCGGACGATGAGCCGTTCCACAGGACGCGCCGAGCGTGACGCCGCCTTCCGCCAGGCGGTCGACGAAGCAAAGCAGCGCTACAACATCAGCGATGTGGTTGCGCGCACTCGCAAGGTCGTTCGCGCCGGCAAGAACGAGAAGCGCGCCCTGTGCGCCTTCCACAACGAACGCACGCCATCGATGCAGCTGAACGATGCCAAGGGCACGTATCACTGCTTCGGCTGCAACGCGTCGGGCGACATCGTGAAGTACGTGATGATGACCGAGAACATCGGCTTCCTCGACGCGATGAAGTGGTTGGGCGCGGCGAGCCTGCCCGGCGTGGATCCGGCGCAGCGCGCCAAGGCAGCAGCCGAAGACGAAGGTGACCGGCAACGCGCCATCGATCGCGCGCAGTCGGTCTGGGACAAGGCGGTCCCTGCCCCCGGTACGTTCGCCGAAGTCTACCTGCGCGGCCGCGGAATCATCATGCCGATCCCGCACACGATCCGGTTCGCAAGGACGCCGGCCTGGTACGACGATGATACGGGCCAGTGCGGTCCCGACCTGCCGGCGCTAATCGGCGCGGTAGTCGACGGCGACGATCAGCTGATCGGTCTGCAGCGCATCTTCCTCGCCGACGGTGGGAAGCAGAAGGCGCGTATGGAGAAGCCCAAGCGCAGCCTCGGGCGGATCAAGGGCGGCGCGCTGCGGATCAACTCGGACGCCGACAGCGTGGGTGACGAGCTGATCGTGACAGAGGGCCCCGAGGACGGACTTTCACTAGCGCAGGAACTCGGCGCCGAAGTTTGGGTCACGCTCGGCACTGCGATGATGCCGTACATTGAATACCCGCGCCGCATCGTTTCGATCGTGATCGCAGGCCAGAACGATGCCGCCGGTCGCGCCGCAGTCGAGAAGGTCGAGGAAGAACTGATTGAGCAAGGCTACTCGACCCGGATCATGTGGCCTGCCGAGGGCTTCAAGGACTGGAACGACCAGCTCCGGGGCATCCGGGCATGAGCGGCGCGTTCGAAGAGCAGTTCGCGACGGCCGAGACCGCCAGCCCGCTTCACAACGTCGAGGCCGAAATCGGGTTTCTTGGGGATCTACTGGCGAACAACCGGCTGATCGACGAGGTCGCCGATCGCTGCCGCCCGGCCGACTTCTCGGTTCCGCTGTACGGTCGCATCTACGGCAAGATGATCGAGCAGTCGGCGTCGGGCGCGGTCGACGTCGTGACGCTGGCACCGCACTTCGCCGAGGATGACGGCGCATCAGCATATCAGATAGCGCGCGCGGCCGGATACGGTGGAACGCAAACGCAGTGGCTCGCCAGCCTTCGCGTTACGGATGGCAAGAACGGAGCCGACGGTAAGAGCGCCGCGGCGCTGCTCGGCACGGTCACAATCACGCAAACGGCAACGGTAGCGCTGACTGCGGGCATCCGTCGCGTTGTCATCACTGTTCCCGCCTCCCTTGGCCTCGCTCCCGGTGACCCGATCGTACTTGCTCCGACCAAGTCGATCGACGGCTACGCGATCCACGATGCGATCGCGGTGTCGGCAACGTCGATCAACGTTGGGATCTCAGCGCCGCTACTTGCGGTTGGCGGCACTTTCTCGATCACCGCCAAGCTGTTTCGCCTCAACACCTGACCTTTCGGAAGCATCATGAAACACAGCACCATCGCGCCTCTTATGGTCGCGGGAAGGGATGACGCATGACCGCGACAGCCACGAGCAACTACATCGGGGAGGCAACCGGGCATGATCGGTACTGACATTCCGCAGCCTGTCAGCGTGGGCGCGTGGCTGCTATGCATGGCGTGCCTCCTGCCCGCAGTGTGGCGGATCGGTTGGCGCCGGGCGCGGTCCCTCGATCCCATCTGGGGAGTGGTGTTCCTTCTCGCCGGAAACCGCCTGTCGTTTCTCTTCCACGCAGAGCCCGTAGTCGCGCATGGAACGGCGTTGCTGCTCGCGCTGGCGATGGCCGCACTGACCATCTGGTACCAGCGCCATGACCGATAGCACCCACCTCGCCGGCATGACCTGGGGCTGGGGCGCGGTCTTCGGACTGGTCAATCTCGTCTTGGGTGGCGGGGCCTTCGCAGCGTGGCTGAAGAACCGCCCTGCCATGCAGAAGAACAAGCAGGATGCGGAGGAAAAGCTGAGGGACGACCTGATAACGCGCGTCCAAAAGCTTGAGGCCGATAAGGCGCTTGAGGATGCAAAACGCGAAGCCGAACGGATACGGCATGAGGCGCAGATGGCGATCATGCGGCACCGGGTGAACAACGCCGATGCGTGCCTCGATGCGTTGCTGATGCTGCTGAAGACGTCCCCCGACAAGGTCGCGGAGGCGGTGGTTCACATCGAACAGATGCGGGCGCGGCAGCAGCAGGAGGTGGCGATCGAGCGCGGAGCGCAAGCAGGTGCGGCCATCGTTAGCGTCGCTGCGCCCCCCATCCCCTGATCGGAGAATGACGACATGAACGACGTCGACCGCCACTGGCGCTACGTGATCGCGCTGACCCTGATCGTTGGATACGTCGGGCTCGCCGCGATCTCGTTCTTCCACCAAGTCCCCGCCAACAACACTCGGTTCGTGGACGGCTTCTTCACCGGACTCGGCCCGATCGTAGGCGCCGCTGTCGCCGCGGTCCTGAACGTAGGTAAGGGTAATAGCTCTCAACAGGATGCGACGATCGGCACGCTGGTCGACAAGCTGCCTCCCCAGACCACGGGTACCGGGCCCGCAGCGCAGGTAGAGTAACGGCCCGCCTCAAGCGCCACAGCAAACGCGAGGCGGGCCGACCGGAAGTTACCCCGTTCCGGCCCCAAAGATACGCCGTGGCGGCGGAATAGCTTCAACGGAAAAAGCGGAAATTTAGCGACCGTAACGGCCCGCCCACGGTGCACCAGTGAGCGGGCCGACCGGGCCACTGCCAAGCAAGCCCAGCGGGCATCAACGCAGCGGGCGGGCAAAGTTCCGTTGGCCGGTACGGCCCGCCTCAAACGCCCGTGTGAAGCGCGAGGCAGGCCGGCCGGGCTGCCATGAGAACGCCAACCCAGCACCCGCACAACAAGCTGGCATCAAAATAGCCCATCGGTGGAGAGAATAAACATGGCGACGGCATCAAAGCCGGCGACCGCCCCTGCGCGCCCTGCGCACGGGTTGGCGTCTCCGGACAAATTCTTCGCGTCGATTCGCCCGCTGTTCGGGACGATGACGAAGGCGCAGGTCGAGGGCATCCAGGCGAAGCTTGCCGCGTTCGCTGCGGCTGCCTCGCCCCTGGCCTATGTGGCGTACGGGCTCGCCACCTCGTTCCATGAAACCGCCCAACGCATGCAGCCGGTTCCAGAGATCGGCCGCGGTCGAAACTATCCATACGGCAAACCGGGCAAGCATGGCGGGCAGATCGCCTACGGCCGCGGCGATGTCCAGCTGACGTGGGACTATAACTACGAGCGCGCGGACGACGAGCTCGGCCTGAATGGTGCGCTGACGTCGAACTACGACCGGGCGTTGGAGACCGAGATCTCCGCGCGGATCTTGGTGCTCGGCATGACCGAGGGCTGGTTCACGACGCGGAAGTTCAGCACCTACCTCCCTGCAAAGGGTCCGGCGACGGTCGTTCAGTTCACCTCCGCGCGCCGCATCATCAACGGGATCGACCGCGCCGAGAAGGTCGCGGGCTACGCAATGTCCTTCCAAGCCGCGCTCGTCGCTGGCGGTTGGGCCTGATTTCTCAAGCGAAGGACTGACCATGAAAAGACTACTGACCGCTGCGCTATGCGCGGCGTCGATGGCGCTTGCCAGCTGCACGACCTTGCCGACCCCGTCGACCGAACAGGCCGCGCAGATCGGTACGGCGATCGACCGCGCGCAGGCCGCGTACGATCGCATCGCGGCCTCGGCGAACCTCGTGCTGCCCTTCCTATCGCCCGAGCGTCAGGCGCGGATCCGGCTGGCGATGGCGCTGACCGAACGCGGCCTGCTCGCCGCGCGCTCCGCTGCAACCGCTGCCGAAAAGCTTGCCGCGCTCAGGCAGGCCGAAGCTGCAACGGCGACGATCCAAGCCACTGCCGCAGCGCAGTAACTCCACCTCCTACTCACCGAAGGACCGAACATGGCAAACCGTCTATTCTCTCTCTACAAGCAGAGCCTGCTTGGCGCTGGCGTCAACCTCGTCACCAGCACGGTGAAGGTGCAGCTGGTCGACACCGGCGTGTACACCTTCGCGGACTCGCATCAGTCCCTCTCGTCGATCCCAACCGCAGCCCGCATCGGTACGGCCGTCACCCTGGCCAGCAAGACCGTCGCCAGCGGTGTGTTCGATGCGGCTGACAGCGTCTTCACGTCCGTCCCCGCCGGCACCGGTACCGCGGCGAACGTCGAGGCGCTCGTGATCTACCGCGACACCGGCGACGCTACGACGTCGGACCTGATCGCGTACATCGACGCCGCGACCGGCCTGCCGTTCACGCCGGATGGCGGTAACCAGAACGTGACGTGGCCCTCGGCTGGCATCTTCAACCTCTAATCAGGAGGGCCGCGCCTTGGGCACGACCACGCAGACCGTCGCGCCCATCGCGCGGGGATACCCCTACAAGATCCGGCTATGGGTCCGCCCTGACGCCGACGGCGAAACGCAGCCCTTTCCGGAGGGCTGCGCTTTGCTTGCGGACGTGGCCGTGTTCCTCGGCGGCCCGGCCGTGGCGTCGCTCAGCACCGAAGCCGGGACGATCCTGCGCATCGACGATGACACGATCGAGGTGACGATTCCCGGCGCGGCCACGGCCCTCCTGACCAATACGAGCGCGCAATTGGACATCGTCCGGACCGACCCGTCGCCCGACGAATGGCTCGGTCTCCAGGTGAGCCTGCCGGTCGTGCAACCCGTTACCGCTGCGAGGGCTCTGTCATGACGCCGAGGATCGCAATCGAGCGCCTCCGCAAGGTTGCCTTGATCACCAGCGCCGGGCTGTCCGTCGTGTTGATCGAGGCGGCCTATCCTCCCTCCCCTGCCGCGGGCGGGGTACGGCCCGCATTGATCGAATCGATGGCGCGGGTCGGTTCGCCAACGGTCGCTCCGGCCGCACCAGGCGGGGTCGGCCCCGTGTTGATCCCGTCGCTGGTGTTCGTCGGTAGCCCGGTAATCGCTGGCGCTAGTGGCCCTGTCGTCATCACACCTGCGCGGATCGAAAGCTCAGCAGCGGTTGGATTGCCCACGGTGTCCCCGGCCGCGATCGGCGCCATCGCACCTGCTCTCATTTTGAGCGCGGCTTCCGTCGGCGTCCCTGCCGTGTCCAGTGGAGCAGCGCGTCCGATCGTAACGCCTTCCGTCATAAGTTCCAGCGCAGTAGTCGGCGCACCTGTCGTCGCACCTCTCTCGCCGGGGACTATCGCGCCAACGGCAATCGCCAGCACCTCCGCGGTCAACGGTCCTTCGGTCGCGATGTCGACGCCGGGCACGACCGCGCCCAGCACGATCGGCAGCGGCGCTGCCGTCGGTGTCCCAGCGATCCAACCGGCCAACGCCTTCACGATGACGCAGCTTGCGGCGCCGAACCGGGTCTACCAGCGGCAGACCACTACGGGCGGCGGGCAGAGCAAGGGCGCGGGCACGATCCCGGTCCCGGTCACCGTCAACGCCATCAGCACGCCGCGCTTCCGCATCCGGTCAAGCGACGGCACCACGATCCTGCAGGCGCCCACCTCGCTGCCGGCATTCACTGCAACCGGTGCGCAGACGCTGCCCGTCACCGGCATCGATGCTCGCGCCGGCTGGTTCTTCGTCGATCTCTCGGCAGACGGCACGACTTGGCAGAACGGGACCGTGCTTGTCGGCATGGGCCGCATCATCGCCATGTCGGGACAGTCGCAGGCCGTGCGGCAGTTCGGGAAGATGCCCTCGTACACCGGCACGAACGCCTCCCTTGGCGTCACAATCGATCCGAACTGTGCCGTCTATGCGCGCTATACCGATAGCTCGCGCAGCGTGACCACGCTCGCATGGGCGGTGCCAGCGGATGCATCGAACTATGACAGCACGTTCGCAGCCGAGTTCCTGCGTCGGCAGGTCGCCGATCGCGGCGTGAACTGCGCGATGGTCGGTCACTCGGTCGGATCGACAGCAATCGCCGCATGGCAGCCGGGGCAGCAGAACAACACCGACTTGCGCGGCGTGCTCGATGCGGTCGGAGGTTTCGAAGCGTTCTACTGGCACCAGGGCGGCGACGATGCAGGCGCCGGCACGAGCGCGGCCGATTACCAGTCCCGCCTCGGTGCCCTGTTCAGCGACATCGCCAGCCGTAATGGTGTGCGGGGATCAAGCTTCGAGCGCTACGTGACGGCCATGGCGACGCGCACGTCAGGCGGCGCGGGCAATACGGCCTCTGTGCAGACGATCCGTAAGGCAGCATCCGATTGGGCTGCAGCGAACAGCGCAGTCTACCTCGAGCCGCACGACGTCACGCTTGAGGACGCAGTTCATCAGGGCCAGCCCGGCAACATCACGCTCGCACGACATCTCCATCGGGCAACGACGACCGCGACCGACACCGGGCCGGCGATCGCTTCCGGTGCGCGCTCGGGCACCGCAATCACGCTGACGACCTCGGCGGCAGTGGCGCTGATCGGCTCGCCGACTGATCGCTTCGCGGTCTACGCCAGCGGGACGTCAACTACGGCACTCGCCATCGCCAGCCTATCGGTGAACGGTACCGGCATCACTCTGAACCTGTCGGCAGACCCCGGCACGGCACAGGCGCTCGACGTCTATTGGCTGCGTCATCCAGACCCGTCCGGCACATCGGCGGCGGCCAACATGATCTACGACACCTACACCGCAGACGGGTTGCCGAACGGGAGGCAGCTACAGCCCACCCTGGGTGGACCGGTTACGATCGCCGGGGGGACCGTAACGCCTACGCCAACGCCCACCCCGACACCAACGCCGACACCCACCCCGACACCGTCCGTCATGAAGGATACCTTCACAGGCGCGGACGGAACGAACATCACCAGCCGCGCTACGGACACCGGGCAATCTTGGTCGGCCAAGTCGGGCACGTGGTCGATCGCGGGCAACCAGGCGCGCGCGGACGGCAGTGGTGTGGTCATGCTCGATGCAGTCGTGTCGTCGGCGAACTACGACGTCGAGGGTGACCTGACGTTCATCGGCAGCGGGTCGAATAACCAGAATGCCTTCCTGATCGGGCATGGATCGCAGGATGGAGCCAACCGGTTCCAAGCCGGATTCTACGGTTCCTTGGGACGCATCTGGTCAATCGGTGTGGTTACCGGCAACAGTTATTCGAACAAGACGGATGTCGCCTTCACCAATGTCACCGACAACGTCACCTACCATGTCAAAATGCAGTGCCGTCTCGACACCAGCACGAACAAGGTAACGACGACGCTGATCGTCGATGGCACTACCATTGGCTCCTACGTGGGTGACGCCGGGGTCAATACTGCCGCGGGTTACACCGGCATCCGCCAGTCGGGCAGCAGCACTCCGACCGCTACGACCGGCACGCGCTGGGACAACTTCACGGTGACCCCAGTATGACGTACCTCGGAACACTAGGCGCGTGGGCTGTAGGGGCAGCCATTGCGCATCGTATCGACAAGGACCCCACCTCGACCCCGCGGGATCGATTCATTGATGCTGCGCTGTGGTGGGCGTGGGGTTCGTTCGCGGCCATCGGCTTGCTCGCGCTGAGCGGCGGGCTCGCCGTGCACGGGCTGCGAACTTATTTCGCAAAAATACGAAGTATAAAACAGATATGACGCCCCTAGTCAGATCCTAGAAGAGTTCCTGTTCGCTACTATTTTATCGTATGGTTCGGGTCGCTGCCTTTTTGGCAAACTATAAAGCACGGTGACGACCCCAAACACAGTAAATATTAGCACCGCGCAGGCAAGCCAAACGACGAGCACAGTGGTAGCAAATAAGCCCATTTTAGAATCCCTTCGTTGCGCAGGGATTAGGCTCATCAAGCAAGCCGGCGTTGCCGCAGGTTAACGAGTCACGCATTTATGTGTTCAGAGCAATTTTGTTGAGAGCGTAAGCTAAGAGACGTTGAGTGCCTGACAGGCAGCAACCGCCATTTCGCGAAACGCCGTCTTCCATGTTGCACCGGCGTCCGCCCACGGGGTCCGGTCCTCGACCCGCTCCATACGACTCTCCCACATGTACGCCGCTACGTGCTCGATCACGGCATCTTCATCGTTGCTCCTGCAGAGCCGGCACCGTGCAGACATATCGAATCCTTGCAAGTTTGTTCCCGTTGCGTTCCATAGGGTGATGCACCGGCAAACGCGAATCACGGTCGACTTGGCGGTCCAGATACTTCGGGATACTCTGGCGGAAACGTCGAACGGTCGCGTCGACACGGTGCCGGTTCGCCTAGCGTTGCGATGCTTATGGTCGCACTGCCCAGAGCGCTGGCCTCTGGTGATGTTCTGGGAAGGTGCGCAGCAAGATAACGAGATAGGCCGCAGTCAGACCGTGACCGCTTCGTTCAACGGGATCGTACGCCAGCTGCGGCGGTCAGGTGCTTATTCCGAGATCAGCAGTTCGAAGTAATGCCGCGGTCGCCGGTAATTGTATCGACCGCGGCAGCGACCCGACGCCAGTCCTCAACCGCAACACGATCGCCCAGGGCATCGCTCAGCTGATCGATGATATATTCCGCTGTCAGTTCGCCGTGCGCGGCAAGGATCGCACCGGCCTGTATCCAGATTTCTCGCTCTTCCATCGGTCCAGCACGCGCCAT